TCTGCGGTCACCATATAGTCATCATTATAAAGTTCGTATGCAGCTGTTGGCATATTGTGGTGAAGCATATCTATACAATAATAGAAAAGAAATGTCTTTCCCAGCTTTGCGAGGTCTTTTAAGAAATCATCAAGGGAGAATGTGGCATCTCTTTTAAGAGTAGTGCCTGCACCGGTAGCATCTTCGCCATAAACATCACTGAATACTTCTTCTATATTATAAGGATGACCATTTTCACAACACCAATCTATAGCGGCCTTAGTAATCTCGGCCATGCTTTTCATACTCTGCATAGATATATAAAGACTGCATAGGCTGAAAAGCATTTCTTTTACAGACAAAGCTTTACCTACATTTATTTCAACAGAATCAAAATCACTGATATCAGGAAAAGCAATTCTTTCTGAATTTCTATATTCACATGAGTAATTCTTAAATATGACATTTCGGTATTTTATCTTTCCGACAATACCAACTTCTAAGTAGCTACCCATAAAACTTTCATAGTCCATATTTGAACCCCCAATCGTTACTTTCTCACAGTCTATCTCACGGCGTGAGATGTGACTGCGTGTGAGATTAAGAGTATTATATAACCATACCCAGTACGATACAAGACCAAATCGTACTAAATGAAAAATTGAATAGCTCTTACTGAGAAGGTACGGACTGTGCGATGAGGGGTAAAACCGGAGCCGGCGAATTAGGTGACAACCTGGCGATGATCGAAAAGGATATGTAGGCGGGGAGAATATCAGAAGTTGAGTGCAGGGAATATGATACAGGAGGTTTTATAAAAATGGAAAAGACAACAATAAGTGTGCAGGAATTATCTGCACAGATGGGTATAAGTCTTCAGAAAGCTTATGAGCTTGTAAAGAGTCCGGGATTTCCCACGATTCGAGTTGGCACTAGAATTTTAGTTCCAGTTGAAGGGTATCGAAACTGGTTGTTAAAGCAGTCAGGTGATGATACGGAAGATGCTTCTAATTAAATAAGGAGGCGTTGGATGTATGTTGAATTTGAAATTGATGCCCATATGGGTAGTTTGGCGATATGAAGTTGTCAAAGGAAAAAAGACAAAAGTTCTTTATAGTGCAAAAACTGGAAATCGCTGCGGATGCAACTCTTCGTACTCCAATAGCTGGTGTGATTATCAAAAAGCAGTAGATGCTGTAGATACATTGAAGATGGACGGTATCGGTTTTGTTGTTCCTGACGGAGTAGCAGTAATCGATAGAGATCATATCAAGGATAATGACTCATTACTTATGAGGGTGCATGAACTTGTGAAATCATATACCGAGAAATCTCCAAGTGGAGCTGGTGAGCATATTATCTGCAAAGTTGATAAATCGAAAATCCCAAATGTTGATGGTGAATATGATGCTTCTTATTATATGAAGAATCCTCATAATGACCTGGAGTTATATATCGGTGGATATACAAATCGATATGTAACATTTACCGGGAATGCTGTGAGGGATATTCCAATTGCAGATTGTACCGATGGCGTCATTGCTGTTATGGAAGAATTTATGCGAAAGGATTTATTCAATTCAAAAAAGGATGATGTAAAAGCCGGGAATGGTGAATATGAATTCCTTGATGATATGGAAGTGATTATTAAAGCCAGAGCAGGAAAGAATGGAAATAAGTTTGGTGCTTTATATGACAAGGGTGATACATCCGAATATGGCTCTGCATCTGAAGCAGACTTGGCATTATGCAGTATCTTGGCTTTTTATGTTGGAGGGGACCCCGACAGGATCGATTTTCATTATAGGGCGAGCAAACTGTATCGTGATAAATGGGAGCGAGATGATTATCGCAACAATACCATACAGAAAGCGATTGATGGATGCAACGGAACCTTTTATACAGGAAAGATGCCTTGCCCGCCATTTGTGTATACAGATGATAAGGGCATAAGACATATTAGCTGCCCATTGCTTGCTAAATATTTCAGAGAGAATGTTTTTATGATTTCTGTAAGAGATAGCGGGCGTGGTGGTGTTCAGCGTTATGTGTATGAGAATGGTGTGTTTTCACCTTATGCAGATGAAATGCTAAAAGGTCTCATAAAATCGTTTATCGCAGAATATGATGAGCGACTTGTGAGGATGAGAGATGTAAATGAAGTATTTCAGCTTCTTATTACAGACCTTAATTTTGTTACTTCGGATATGCTCAACATTGATGAAGGCGCTATTAATTTCCAAAATGGAATGTTAAATGTAGAGTCCTTTATCTTATCGGACCATGATCCGGCTTCGCTTTCTACTATTCAGCTGCCATGTCAATGGACAGGAAAGCCTGAAGCAACGCCGGTATTTGATGAGTTCTTAAATACTCTTACAGACGGAAATGCTGATGAACAGGAATTATTATTGGAATTCATTGGTGCAACAATTTCTAATGTAAAAGGCTGGCGAATGAAGAAGGCATTGTTTATGGTTGGCCCCGGCGATACAGGTAAGTCGCAGCTTAAGTCACTAACTGAGTTGCTTCTTGGAAAAGGAAACTTTGTAGCGATTGACCTTGGTGAGATTGAGGCTAGGTTTGGAACCGGTAACATTTACGGAAAGCGCCTTGCGGGAAGTTCAGATATGAGCTTTATGACGGTGGACGAGCTAAAGACTTTTAAGAAGTGTACTGGAGGAGATAGCCTTTTTGCAGAATTCAAAGGACAGAATGGGTTTGAATTTACCTATGATGGACTTCTTTGGTTTTGCATGAATAAGCTTCCAAAGTTTGGCGGGGATGATGGTGAATGGGTTTACAACCGCATCATGCAGATTAATTGCAAGAATGTCATTCCACCGGATAAGCAGGACAAGAAACTTCTTGATAAGCTTTATGCCGAGAGAGGCGGAATTATCTATAAATCGGTGATGGCGCTTAAGCGACTTATTGATAGAGGGTATCAGTTTATTGAACCAGAATCAGTAAAGGAAGCCAGGGATGCATATCACAGCGAGAATAATACAGTCATTGCTTTCTTTGAAGATTGCATGATTGCTCGTGAAGGTGGAAAGATAAAAGACCAGTGTACTACCGGCAGGGTTTACAAGGTGTACCGGGAATGGTGCAAAGATAATAATCATGGATTTGCTAAGACAGCTAAAGAGTTCAGAACAGAGTTGGCTGCATACCTTGGTGTTGAATACAAGGATATGATTGTCCGCAGAGGCAGTGGCGGCAGCTACTTTAAGGACTACACGCTAAGCGATGAAATGAAAGAAAACTACAGGAAAGTATATGGATACGATGATGACATTGCTCCATTGCTATCTTAAGTTGTGCAGTAGGTACTCACAATGAATATGCTTGTGCATTACCAAAAGAGTGCTGTCACTTTATTTTTTGTAGCAACAAAGCCTATTTGATGACTGGATGTGCTTTAGTGACAGTTCTTTTAATTTCTATGAAAACAATAAAAAGTAATAGAGAAAATTGGGGATAGAAGAAAATATAGAATGAAATTCATTATTCTGTGACTTCTGTCACCAAACCAGTGGGAGTAAGCATAATCATTGTGATTTCAACAATCACTAATAAATTCACTTGGAGTCACTCCTAGTGACACATGGAGGTAGAAATATGTTTAGACAAAAAGATCGTACACTTGATATGTACGTTAAGCTTGGTGCCTTGATGCGTATGCATAAATGGCTCACAGGAAAACTTATCGTAGAAGGGTCAAAAGTTTTACCGAAGACCGAGGTTGATAAGTATTGGAACAGACTTGAGCATTTTGATGTTCACTACAGTAGTCTGCTGGAAGACAAAATGTTTGCAGACTATCCTGAATTATCAAATGCATTTATTCATGTTTTTTATGGCGGTTTTCCTAATGAACATGATGACGAAGCTGAGAGACTTGTTAGTAAAGAGGCAAGAGAACTTCTTGGAGAATACTATGAGGAACTTAAGGCTAAAGCAGGTGCTGAATCATAACATCTGCTACAGGCCCCCAGGGGGTCATATAATCTCTACGCTATTCTCTCAGGGGAACGGCGGTGGGGTCACACACGCAAAAATCGCATAAGTTTTAGGGGTATTAACCCCGGAAAGGATAATAAGTATGGGAAAAAGAGGTCCATTACCAGGCACAGGTGGAAGACCATCTAAAGCACTGGCAGAAAAATTAGCAAATGGAAATCCGGGACACAGACCACTCAAGGTTATGTCACTGCCGGATATTCCAGAGTTTGAAGGGGCGGATATGCCCAAGCCAAGAGATTATCTTAAGGCTAGACAGAAGAACGGTACAGAATTGGAAGCAGCTAAAATCTATGAGGAGACATGGAAATGGCTGAAGGAAAGAGGATGTGAGCAGCATGTAAGCACACAGATTATTAGTCAGTATGCAATGAGTGTTGCAAGATGGATTCAATGTGAAGATGCAATTTCAGAGTTTGGATTCCTTGCAAAGCATCCTACAACAGGTGCAGCAATCACGTCACCTTATGTGGCCATGAGTACAAATTACATGAAGCAAATCAATCAGCAATGGGCAGTTATCTTTTCTATTGTAAAAGAAAACTGCTCTGATTTATTTGATCATGACTCAATGGACCCAATGGAGGCTTTGCTTCGTTCAAGACTTCCTAAGTAGAAAACATAGCCCCCAGGGGGGCATGAAATCTCTGGGAGTTTTCACTCAAAGACCGGCAGCCCCTTTTACGTGTGCAAGCGCGAAATGCGAAGGGGGGTAATGCAAAAATGATGGTATATGCAAGCAAGTGCTGTAAAATAGCGGGTTTACAGCAACTGCTTCCCATTATTTGTACGTTAAATTTTTATTCAAATAGTAGTGGATATAATACACACACTATGGCAATATGTCCATACAAAAAACGAAAGGAGCTGATGTATAATGACAGAAGCAATGGGAAAACACATAAGAGAACTTAGGATTAAAGGCCTGGGTTATCAGACAATCGCAATCGTAGTAGGTAGCACAAAGGAAACAGTAAGATATTACTGTAAAACACATGGTCTTATGGGCGAGGCAGAGCTTGCAAGATTGAACTATGAAGAAAACTTGAAAAGACCTGAAAACTGTAAATGTTGCGGGGCCAAGTTAATTCGAAATAGACATTCCGGCAAGAAGCTTTTTTGCTCGAATAGATGCAGGCAGAGTTGGTGGCAGAAGCATAGATCAGAGATTAGATATAGCGATGCAATAACCTATGATTGCACCTGCAAATATTGCAAAAGAGAGTTTAAGGTCTATGCTAATCCTAATAGGAAGTATTGTTCCAGAGAATGTTACATCCAGGACAGATTTTGGACTGACCATAATGTAGAGCCTACAGAAGAGGAAATCAAGCTTAGACAGGAAATCGCAGATAAGAAGCCTACAGGAACTCCTGTATTAAAAAAGATTACAGCATAACGCATATATGAGTGGATATATTCACACACTTATGGCAACATGTACACTACCAAAAGAAAAGGAGGCGTACGATGCTATGAAAATTATGTGTTTAGTAGCAGACCGGAAAAAGTTGGTAGCAGCAATAGAAGAAGCTACCGGAGTTAAATTAAAGTACCAGGGACCACCAAGCTTTGCATTTGCAGCAGGTGATTTTACGGTAGAACGTGATGGTACATTATGTGTAGAAAATGAAAAGGATAATAGGGATATTCTTTTATCCTTAGTCAATCAGAAGTTAATCGATGATTCCTGGAATGAGGATCGAGAGGTGCTTTGCATTAGTATTCCTGCAGATCTTCATTCCGGAGCAAGTGCAACAAGATTAGTGCAACTGCTTTGGACAAAACAGGAAGTGATAAATAAGTCAATAAAATGCCAAAAGGGATTTGTTATAAATGAGCGCTTTATAGAAGCACTATCGGAGGAACCGCCGCAATCATACGACGAGTTCCTCTTTTTATTGGAAAAATGTGGTGGAGGAAATGCTGTAAGAGGAGTTGAGTTTGCGGCTGACAAGATTTCTTTCACAGGCTTTCCTTATACGAAAGATAGTGACTATCTAAAGGCTTTTACTGAACTTGCCGGATTTATGAGTCAGATGGCTATAAATATGAACAGAGTCGAACTTAAAAAGGCTGAATTATCAAATGAAAAGTATTATTTCAGAATTTGGCTTGTAAGGCTTGGATTTGAAGGAGATAAGTACAAAACAAGCAGAAAGATATTGCTTCAAAATCTTTCTGGCCACTCGGCCTTTAGAACAGATGAGCAGAAGGAACTTCATAAAGCGAAATATCAGAGGCGAAGCAGTAATGAGTAATCTTCACTTTGGAATGGAAATTGAGTTTGCCGGTATAACAAGGGAGTTTGCGGCAGGTATTGTTGCATCCTTGTTTGGAACTGAGCCATTTCATACAGATGAGGTTATAGATGAATACATAGTGGCCGATGATAGGCAGCGTCTATGGAAGGTTGTGAAAGATGCAAGTATAGAAGCTTATCGGGATTTGGAGCAATGTGAACTTGTAACACCGATACTTAGCATAATGGATGAATGTACATTATTGCAGGTGATTCGTGAACTTTACGGTGGCGGGGCTAGAGTGAATAAAAGCTGTGGAATACATATTCATGTGGACGCAGCAGCATTTACGCCCCAGGCAATAATTAACCTCGTTGCTTTAATTGAAAGTAATGAAAAGCTTATTTATAAAGCACTGGGAATCAGTAAGGAGCGACTTAGGTACTGTAAGAGAATAAATGAAGATTTGGTTCAAATGATAAAGGATCAGAAGCCTAAGACAGTGGCAGATATTCAGAAACTCTGGTATAAAGAATCACCTTATGAGCTGGTTGAAGGTAAGTATCATAGCACTAGATATCATGGCTTGAATTTGCATTCAATTTATTATAACGGGACGATTGAATTTCGGATTTTTAATGGAAGCCTTGATTCGGCTGAAGTTATGGCATACTTACATTTTGCTCTAGCATTATGTGAAAAGGCTATAAGCAATAAAAAGGCCATTATTAAAAATACCCGTATAGAAAATGAAAAATATACATTCAGGTGCTTTTTGCTAAGGCTTGGATTGATAGGCGATGAATATAAAGATTGCCGGAGAATTTTACTTCGAAATCTTGATGGTGACAGCGCCTGGAAAGGATAGTTTATGTTTGGAATAAGTAAGGAAATAGTAGAACGTCTCAGAAAGGAATATCCTGTTGGGGCAAAAGTAGAACTAATACATATGAATGATCCATACCGCACAATGCCGGTAGGGATTAAAGGTGAAGTTACAGGTGTTGATGATATTGGAACGATTCATGTTTCTTGGGAAAATGGCTGCCATTTAGGAGTAGCTTATGGCGAGGATTCCTGCAAAAGAATCGAGTAAATGATACACAAAATCTACAGATTATGTTTGGTACATATATGAATTTATATAGCTGGCTATATCTACATTATAGAGCGAATATGTACATACAAATTGCAGGAGGTGCTGATTTTATGATGCATGAGGGTGTTATAGGTATTCCAAGAAAAGATGGCTCTAGCGTTTGTGTACGCTACCAGGTAATTACCTATAAGAGAAAAAGCAAATATGGAATCAATGGAGGAAAGATTAGCAACATGATTCTTTCCATTGGCGGAAGTGAAGAGGCTATATTTGATAAGGGCTGGAAATTATATCCGGATGAGGAGAATGAAGCATTGCAGATAGCATACTGCATAGTTTTGCAAGAATACAATTAGGAGGAGCGATGAGACTAAAGAAGATTGAGCCGATTGCGGCAACAGACAAGAAGACTCGTGTTTGTGCTTATGCAAGGGTGTCGACTGATAGCTTGAGGCAGGCGGACTCATTTGAAAATCAGGTTTCAACATATGAGCGAACACTTAAAGCTAATCCTGCTTATGAGTTTGTTGGAATATATGCTGACCAGGGAGTGTCCGGACGAAGAGAGGATAGACCTGAGTTTCAAAGAATGCTTGCAGATGCAAGAGCCGGGAAATTTGATCTTGTTATTACAAAATCTATATCTCGTTTTGCCAGAAATACTACAACAGTTCTTAAATATACAAGAGAACTGAAGGAGTTAGGGATTGGCGTGTATTTTGAAGAAAATAATCTGAATACATTATCTAGTGAAGGTGAAATGATGATATCAGTTCTTGCCAGTTTTGCAGAAGAAGAGTCCAGAAGCATTGGCGAAAATAACCGATGGACTTTACGAAAGAAGTTCGAGCGTGGAGAGGGAATGGTCAATACCAACCGATTCATGGGCTATGACAAAGATGAAACCGGTGATCTTATTATAAACAAGAAGGAGGCTGAGATTGTCAGGCGCATTTACCAGATGTATTTATCCGGGGAAGGCATGCATAGAATCTGCAAGATTCTGAATGCTGAAGGCGTTCCAACTGTAACAGGTGGTACGTGGAATGCAGGAACAATAAAAAGCATGCTTACCAATGAAAAATACAAAGGTGATTTCTGGATTCAGAAATATTATACTCCGCCGGATAAACATTCGAGCAGGCCTAATGATGGTAAGGTTCAAAGTTATTATGTAACAGATGACCATCCGGCCATTGTTAGCGAAGAGGAATGGCAACAGGTCCAGGAGCTAATGGCTTATAGGCGCAAAGAACGAAGAATCAGTGATGAAAAGGGAGCATACCAGAAAAGATATCCGCTTAGTGGCATGCTTATTTGCCCCTATTGTGGAAAGAACCTAAGACGCAGGGTTGTTTATGGCGGCAAGATTGACTGGATATGTGCTACCTATATTCATAGAGGGAAAGATGCCTGTAAAGGGGTGCGCCTTCATGAATCTGATTTGAAAAATGTAACAATTAACGAACCAACAGTAGTAGAGGAGGTAATGATTAATGGCGAGAAGCATTACGGTTATACCAGCAAAAGAGACTATGATGCTGGAGTCCGGGCAGCCGATAGGCTTGCAGAAAAAGAGAGTTGCAGCGTATTGCCGCGTGTCAACCGATCAAGAAGAACAGTTATCAAGTTATGAGAACCAGGTAAGGTATTATACGGAGTTAATTGGCAGTAAGCCGGAATATGAACTTGCTGACATTTATGCAGACGAAGGTATATCCGGCACAAATACCAAGAAGCGTGATGATTTTAATCGTATGATTGCAGATTGCAGGGCAGGGAAAATTGATATGATTATTACAAAGTCGATTTCCAGATTTGCGAGAAATACCCTGGACTGCCTTAATTATGTGAGGGAACTAAAGGAATTGGGCATAGGTATCGTATTTGAAAAAGAGAATATTGATACTATGGATTCTAAAGGAGAAGTGCTTCTTACGATTCTTTCAAGTTTGGCACAAGATGAGTCCAGGAGCATTTCTGAGAACTGCACCTGGGGCATACGAAGGCGATTTGAGCAGGGTAAGCATAAGATGAGTACCAAGCGATTCCTTGGATATGATTACGATGAAAACGAAAACTTGGTAGTTAATCGGCAACAGGCAAAAATAGTGGTGAGACTGTATGAAGAGTTTTTATCTGGAAAGACTGTTGATTACATTGCCAGAATTTTTACAGCCGAGAAACTAAAAAACTGGGACGGTAAATGTAACTGGTTTTCTAGCACATTGGATTCAATGCTTCGAAATGAAAAATATATGGGCGATACGATATTGCAGAAAAGTTATACCGTAGATTTCCTTTCGAAGAAGCGAGTTATGAACGATGGCACTATTCAAAAATATCATATTGAAGAAGACCATGAGGCTATAATTCCGCCGGATATGTGGCAGGCAGTTCAGATGGAGCTTGAAAGGCGAGATGCCTATATTAAAGAGCATGGAAATAATGCATATGGTCAAAGACCAGAGGTGAATCCACT